CTTACCAGTACCAGCTTTACCAAAAAGAAGAAGGTGAGGTACATCTTCTGATTCAAGATATACCTTCACTTTTTCTTTAAGATGCTCGTTACCCACATAAGTTGATAAGTCCATTGGACGATATTTTTCTACCCATAAAGAATGACTCATTAATCTACATCCTGCATAGCAACTACATAATAAGTAGAATCAAAATCATCAATCTTGAAGTTTACTTTAGCCAATCCTTCAGTTGAAACTTCTAATACTGCTGATGAACATTCACGATTAGCAACTAATACTTCTTTGAAAAGATTAGCATTGAATGTTATTGGTGTATCAACATCACAACTATCAGATTCAACAGGAATGTTAACTCTGTTTGTATTTGTTGATGAATAACCAATTACAACCTCACAACCATCACCACTTTTTACTATTGAAAAAGTATCAACACCACTCAATGCACCTTTACCTTTAACAAAAGTATCAATGAATTTTTTGTCAAGTTTGATTTTAGTTCCAAACTCTGGTAGTCTTTTCATCTGTGGTGGGTCTGATATAACTGATAAATCACTCAATACATAATCCACAGATGTAGTTCCGTGTTTTACTTTAAGTGATACAGCTTTATCACCGAATTTTGTTAAGTCTAATGAAACATCATCACCTAACACATTTATCAAACTTTTTAATTGGTCGGTTTGATATACACCAATTTCAGCTTCATCAAATGGAAACTTGTCAACTTTAACACTACCTAATAATGATTTATCAGGTGTTACAAATGATGTTGAAATGGAATCACCACTTGATTTCCATTTTACTGAATTTACATTTCCACCCAAATTGTATTTTTGAATGAATTTATCTAACTTACTTTTTTGCATCTTGTTTTCTCCTATTAAGATTTATCGTTTATAATATAATACTTTTTTACCATATAAGTCAACTAAAAAAATCGTTCTAATGTATTTATTTTGTCGACAGGCATATCCCATTGTAATGCTTCGTAAAACATTCTAATCTTTTTTTCTAATGCTCTTGTGAATAATTTATCATAATCCACATTCTGTTTTATGAACTCCATAATCTTTGGTGGGTCATCATAACCTTTGAAACCAATTTGTTTAATATTCATCGTATTTGGTTTTAGATAAATCCACTTAATCTTTTCTGACGATTTGATTTGTTCAAAGTTATTCAATCCCCAATATCTCAACAAGTCATTATATACCCAAGCAGCTTTTACATGAACAGGTGTTCCCTTTTTCATATTAGTAAACACCGCGTCTTTTGGTGTTGAGTCTTTAAACTTGTTTAACTTCTTAACACCAGTAGGAAGAGCAATATTCATTATATCTGTGGTTTTCATTTCTTTCTTGAACTTCATAATCTTTTCATCAATCACATCTTTATCCACATCACCCAATATATCTTTCAACACTTGTGTCATTAAATCTCTCATCGCTGGTGGGAATGAACTTCTCACAATATCCAAACCTTTCACATCCAACTTATCACAAGTCAAACCACCATCATTGATAATCCATTGTCCATATCTTTTCTTCGTAACCCAAAACGCTGATTTAGCCACACACTCTTGTTTAATATCAAATCTATGTTCATCACAATTCAAGAATCGTTTAGCAAACAGATTGTAAGATTCATTAATATAATCTTGAACCACCTTAGCAGTTTCTAATATTTTCTCTGTCATAAACTTATCATCATTCAAGTCTGCATTTGGGAAATCTTTTTTAACCAATGGAATGGCTGAATAAAATACTGAATCAGTATCAGTGTAAATACAATAATCTTCCTTATCTCCAAGTTTATTATTGTAATAACTATTAGCAATCTTTTCTGTAAATTTAATCAACTCTTGTCCAGTCGTGGTTGTAGCCTCAGCGTTATCAATATCATAGAATCTAAACACAGGTAGTCCTAACACCCCATACAATGAATTTAACACAATCTTTTGTACATGTTGTCTTCTTTTAAAATATCCATGCTTTTCATCATCACCATCTTCACCATATTTCTTCATCAACCTTTTATACTCAACTCTTTCATCAAACCACTTGGATAACAAGGAAGGAATCAAACCTTTTTTATCATTACGATACAGAATACCATTTGAAGATATGGATACTTTGTTTGATTTAAACATACTAGCCAACTCTTCATTATTCATATGTCCTTGAGTTTTACCATTCTTCTCTAATGAATAGGTTTTACTCACACCCTTGATAAACTCCTCAGCATTCCAACCATTCACTTTACCAATCTTCATCTCTGGTGAAATATTCAACGACATAATAACTGATGGATACATAGAGGTTAAGTCCAAATCAAACACCCAATTGTATTTACCTGGATTTGGGTCTTTCACATAAGCACCTGTGAACTTATCACTACCATCACGATTCATCTTGTCTCTAGCATTTAAATCTTTATTAGGGGCAACCACTCCAATGTTTTGTAAATAAACCAAAATAGCACCCTCTAAATATCTGCTACTAAAATAAACGTCCTCATAAGGAACTCTACCCACATGACATATACCACGAGCTAATTCAATAAACTTTAATTTATCATCGAGTTTTTTAACAATAATAACATCATTTAAGTTATATTCAATATACTTGTCAATGTCTGTTTCGTATAAATCTTGTAGTGTTCCATCAAATTCAATCTTACCAAGTCCAACCTCTAATTGTCCAATGTAATCTAATCGATATGAAGATTGTTGTGTGTATGTGAATAATTTGTAAAGTGATAAGTAATCTAAACAAGAAACACCAGCAATTTTATATCTTCGTTTATGTTCTGAATAAAACACTTCACCGATTGGTGATAACGCATTAGCGAATGAATCACCCATAACTCGTTTAGTTCTATTGTATAAATAAGGAATATCAAATCCATCAATGTTCCAACCACTTAGAATTGTTGGGTTAATTTCAAGATATTTTTGATAAAATCTTTGTAGTAATTCTTCTTCTGATTGAAAGGATTCAACCACATCTGTATTTGGAACATTACCTAAAACAAAACAATGATAAGAATCCATTGTTTTATCATAAAGAGCGATAGCTGTAATTTTGTTGTCTGCTCTTTGTGGGTCTGGAAAACCATCCGTCACCTCACACTCAATGTCGAAGAAAACTTCTCTATGTCCAACTGATGGTTCTTCTGAGTCAGGATACATATCAACTAATGTTCTGGTTTCAATTGGAACATCAGATTCAAACACTCTTCCGTGTTTTAAATCATCACCAGTCCAAAAGTTTACTTTCTTGAGTTTGTCACCATACAAAGAACGATGTGTTCCACTTTGTGATTTTAGATAAGCATATGGTTTATATTGAAATTTAGAATAACCTGTTTTGTCATCCCATAAGTGAATTTCGTTTGATGTTTTAGTTCTTTTTACATAAATGTTCTGATACATAAACTAATTTACAAAAACTTTCGCTAATTTCCAAGAGTTTTTTTTAAAAACAACTAAAATATCTTTCCCCTCTATCACATAGAATTGTTACCACAACTCCATCGGGTTTGTTTTGTTCTATCCATCGTTCAGATGCTAATACATTTGCTCCAGCAGATATACCAACAAATAAACCATTTTCTTTTGCAAGTCTTAATGCTCTTTCTTTTGCTTCTTCTGTGGATATGGTAATCACCTCATCCACTTTATCCAAGTTAACTAAAAACTTTGAACCATCACCAATACCTTGTATACCATGTAGCCCTTTTTCACCACCACTCATTACAGGTGATTCCAATGGTTCAACCGCTACAATCTTTGTATCCATGTTTGATTTCTCTACACCTTTTTGTAATCCCATCAATGTACCACCAGTGCCAGTACCTAATATGAAAGCTGATATATCCTCTTCAAGTAATTGATAGTCATTCATTATTTCTACAAATGTAGTATAATAATGACACTCAATGTTTAGAGGATTATTGAATTGATTTAATTCTTTATATCCATCAGTTTCAGCCAAACACTCTTTGTAAAATATAGCCCCATCAAAATCACCTTCATCCACTTCAATTATTTCAGCCCCAAAGAACTTCATCATTTTCTTTCGTTCTTCTGACATATCACAAGGCATTACAATCTTACAATTCAATCCACGTTCTGCACACATCATAGCTAATGAAATACCTGTGTTACCACTTGTGGCTTCTACAATGGTATCTCCCTTTTCTAAATCCATATTGTCTAAAATATATTTAACAGGTCTATCTTTTATTGAACCACCAGGATTCACAGCTTCTAACTTACCAAATAACTTATCTGACAATTGTATTAGTGGTGTATTTCCTACTTCCATTAACTTCCAAAAACTTTCTTCTTTCCACCATCATATTCATAAGCGTGTCCGTTTTCTTTTAATAATTCATTCACTGATTTCTCGTGTCCTTTAACGAATAACTCACCAAGTACTCTGCCATACTTTCCAACTCCGTGAGAGATAATAGAAAATTTACCATCATCAGAATTTTCCAATAAATTTTTTACATAAGCTTTAGCTGCTAATCCTTTGACTTTCTCTTCTTTGTTACGAGTTCTACTTTCCCAAGTGTCCACACCGTAAAATCTAATTCTCTTTTTGACGAAAGTATCAAAACCCAAATCGATAAGAGCATCACAAGTATCGCCATCGACAACTCTATCCAATTTACAACTATAACCGAATTTTTTAACTTGTTTTCCCATTTCATTCCCCTACTTTGTAAAGTATTGTTCTTTGTTTAATTTACTTAATCTATCTCTCACTTCTAATTGAGGATAATTTTCTTCTAACCAATTAACTGATTGACTAAATGTTGTTCCTAATATCTCACTAACTAATTGAATTACATCAAGAATATTTAATATGTCATCTTGATTCATATCAGATGCTAATGATTGTTCTTCTGATGGTATGGATTGATTCAATACAAAGTTAACCATTGTGATTACATCCGTAACATCTAAGGTATTATCAAAGTTCACATCACCATATAACTCTACTTCAAATTCTTCTTCAGGTTCACCAATGTATCCAAAGAACCAATCTAATCTTGAATAGATTCTTGAATACACACCTGGATATTGAGCTTCAGCACAACCGTAACCCCAACTAACTATACCAATCAATTCATATTCACCATCGTCATTTGTCATAATCAACGGCCCTCCTGAATCTCCTTGACAAGAATCTTCACCACCATTTGAATCACCAGCACATACCATATTGTTTGTTATTGAACTATTGGAATAACTACCACAACTATCATCAATAGGAACATCCACTTCTAATAATATAGCTGAACTACTACCACCACTTGATGTCGCTCCCCATCCCATTGTGGTTGAGATTACAGGTTCATCATCGTGTGAATCTGATGTGGCTAGTTTAATTGGTTCAAAATCTGTAATGGGTTGTGTTAAATGTAAAAGTGCATAATCATTATCTAAAGAATTACCACTATATTGTGGATGTATAATTATAGCGTCTACATCTCTTGTTTGTTGTCCAGTAGTTCCGTTTACATTATGTAGTCCAATCACAACTTCAATACTACTTGGTGAATCTCCTTGAACACAATGTGCGGCTGTTACTACCCAATCTTCTCTAACCAATGAACCACCACAAAAATGTCCTCCAAACCAACCATCTGTTTGTAATGATACCATGAAGTCATATTTACAATTAGGACAAGCTGGATTGACTGGATAACCACCAACAATCATTGGTTGTGGTAATTCACCTGGCATCATTGTATTCTGTTCCATCGACATCACTTCATGATATGGTGGTGTAACACAACAAGGCTCTTCCATTGTCATTGGATTTGAATCATTACAACTATTCATCAACATCAAAATCAAACCAATCAAACATGCTACTTTAAATATTCTTGTTATTAATTTTGTATTTATCATTTTATTTCTCCTTCAAAATATCAGGATTTTGTTTCATTGTTTGTTTAGTGATTAAATCTTTTAATTTAGTTGTACTCCAACCATGTGAACGAGTTGTATAAATAATTTTTGGTGGTAAGTCATCTCCTGTAAAAGGAATTGGTTTACCATCAGTCCCTATATAGTCCTCTCCTAATATTCTTATATCAGGTCTCCAAAATTTAATTAAATTGTACAACTCTTCTTCTGTTTGATAAGTATAAACATCATCAATATAACGAATACTCATCAACGCTTTATATCTATCATACAATGGTATAACTGGTTTATATTTATTTTTTCTATGAGTCGATGGGTCTATTTGTAAAAATATTATAAATTTATCACAATGTCTTTTAGCCTCTTTAAATGCATTAATATAGCCTGGATGTAACAAATCAAAATTTCCTGCCGTAAATCCTAAAATTTCTTTATTCATCCTTACCCCCATTGATTAACCAAGATGATGATTGAATTTTTCCACCACCAATACTCCATAACATTGTAACATTTAAATTTTTACAAACATCAAGTTCAGGTACATTACCTTTTTTTCTATCACCACCATTAGCAAAGTAAATGTTCACATCGTAACCATTATACAACTTACAAACTTGTTTTATTAAATCACTCGCAGTATCATCCCAATCATCAAATGGTAATACTTGATTTATAAATTTACAACTCTCTAATATCTCAGCTCTTTCATTCCAATCCATGAATGGTTTTTCCTTTTTTCTAATCAACCATTCATCTGAGTTCAAGCCCACTATAACTTGAGCACCTAGATTAGCTGCTTCTCTAAACATTCTAATGTGCCCTTTATGCACTGGGTCGAATCCACCACTTAATATTATTACATTCTTAATCCAGTTTTCTTTCATCTATCCCCCTAAATTACTTCACAAACACCACCAGCACAGGCGGCTTCACCTTTTAAGTCTGTGTTGTCTTGTTCTTCTGTTATTCTTGCTAAGTTTATATTCTTTAATGTTTCCACCATTTTATCATAAGTTGCTTCTTCACAATCTTCAAATGGTGCTTGTTTATAAGTTCCACCATCATAAGGTAGAATACTTAATCCATTGTATGCTTTCTGATTCTTCCACATCCATTGTCCTATATCTTCCCACTCATGTTCTTTAACCGATATTGTAGCTGACACATTGTGTGTATTCATTCCACTTCTGTGTCCAGCTTTCACATAATTTTCACTAATGTGTTTTACTCTTTCCAATAATTGAAACGCTGATTCAGTTCTTAATGTTGCTCCTTCAGGTGCTTTTTGTGGAACTGATATAACAGCAGTGTCATGTGGTCTAAAGTATTCATCTTCAACTAAATCAGGATGGTTTCTTTTTAAGTATCCATAAATAGCTTCATTCTTACCAACTCTAATTCTTCTAATGTAATAATCATTGTGCCAAGCGTGAATACCACTTGATGTTCCTAATGTTAATGATGTTGTTCCTGCTGGTTTAACCGTTGTACATCTTGCGGCTGGATTCACACCAATCAATTCTGCAACTCTTATGTTTTCTTCTTTCACTACATTTGCAGCTTCTGTAACATCCAAGTCATCTAATTTATTAGAAGCGATACCAGTCATTGATACTCCGATTAGGGCATCTTTCTCTGTTGTTCTTTGCCATACAGGTCTTAGATAATGAAAATCCACATATCCAGCTTGTAGTGTTCCAATGAATGCACCAGCCTTAACTCTTTCATTCAAGTCCTCTTGTGATTCTACATTTGATACATTCACTTCTGTTAAATTACAAAACTGATATGGACGTAATGCTATTTCACAACAAGGATTAGTTCCCCAATCCTTATCATTAGTTAAATAAATACCTGGCTCTCCACTACCACTTGATTTAATTTTTTCCCATAATTCAAAGAAAAACTCTTCTGTGATTTTAGAACGAACCAATACAGCAGAGTTATTTGCTCTACCTCTTTGTGGATTTGTTTCCCACCAATTTCCATACTTAGATGAAATCATTGAATCATCATCTGCTGAAAATAATGAAATCAGAGCTGCTCTTCTAATACCACCAGCCAAAACTGCGTCTGCTATATGACATACAATATCGTGAACTTCTAATGTGGTTAACTTATCACCATTTTCTTTTGTCTCTAACACACCATTTATTTTAACTAAACATTCTCTCAATGGTTGAGGACCAGGTGCTTTACCACCACTTGTAACCAACTCAGCTCCCTTTGGACGAATATCTGAAAAGTCAAACACAAGTTTTGAACCACCATAAAAATAAGATTTAATCAATACTTTAACTGCATCAGCCCAACCTTCAATGGAATCACTAATCAAATATCTTCTTTTTCTCTTAAAGTTTGGTAAATGTATTTCAGGTAATTGTTCTACATGATGTTGTTGAACTGAATAACCTACACCAGTTCCACCCAATAATAAAAACATTACTTCCGAAAATGACTGCCAATTATCAATTGGTAGAAACGCACAATTGTAAACTCTGTTTGGTGAGATTTCAATTGGTTTACCAGCAAACTGCATACTCCTCATTGATGGTAATACTTTTTTATCTAACACCATTTTATATGCTTTATCTATTTCTGATTTTAACTCTGGATATTTCTTGATGTGCATTTGTTTGTTTCGTTCCACCAATTCTTTCCACGTTTCTCTTCTTTTCTTTTCTGGTATGTACCTAGCGTATTTCATATACACAGTAATGTCCGACAATATTTTTGTAGAAATATCCATTTCTTAACTCTCCTCTAAATTTTTGTGATTTAAATCAAAACCTTGTTGGTTAGGTATTAATAAATATCACTTTAATAATTTCTTCTTAACTTTTTTATTTAAATAATAAACATAAATGTTTTTTGGTTTAACCTTAACTTGATACACATCTTTATCACCAGCCAAATATCTTCTTTTTAAGGTTCTACCAAATGTTCTCTTACTTTGATTCAATGAACGATTATGTCTTAACACACCATCAACCATTAATTTAGTTCCACCACCTGTTTGTCCATAAAGGTGAAAGTTACTAGCTTTGTATATCACACCAGTGTGTCCTTCTTCCAAATCAGCGAATGAGACAATAACTTCAATATTAGTATTTTGTTTAATCCATTTATGACATTGTGAAATGAAATAACTTTCTGTATTTTTTGGTGTATCATCAATACAAACAAATCTTCTCAACTCCCAACATCTATCAGGATTTATTGGATTATACTTTTTAGCAGTAGATGGCATTGATGGATAACAATACATAGCTGCTCCAATCATTTCTTTATCAAAACCAAACTTACCTTCTTTAAACAATGCAAAACATTGTATATGTTGAACACCATTTACACTATGTGAATAGTGATGTTTTTCAACGAAGTTTGATATGATTCTTCGTTCTACCGCTTCAACTGTAAAATCAGTTACTTTCAATGTACTCCACCGAATGTGAACATACCCAATAGTCTTCAGGTACTTCTATATGTGTTGGGTAATCTGAATCCCAATAATCCATTATTCATCCTCCCAAGCTTCATTTACATCAGGTGTAGATTTATCATCACCTCTGAATGTTCCGTCTTTTTTACGAGCTCTTTTTCTTTTCTTTGGTTTTGGTTTTTCCTCTACTCCAAAAACAAAATCACTTAACTCTTGAACCCATTCTTGAAATACTTGTAAATCAGTTTTTTCTTTACTCATTCATCAAATCCTCATATCTATTGGATAACATTTTTTTCATCAAGTTATCTCTGTTATCTATTTTTGTTTGTTGTTCTTTACCACCTACAGAATTACCCTCGTAGATTTCCATTTTACCAGTGTTGGTATTTATCTTAGATGGAAATGTCATACCATCAGGACCAAATCTGTTTTTGATAACGTGGAATCTACCCGTGTTACCAATCTTATCTTCCACTTTTCTACTTAATGACATTACAAAATCTGCTGTCATAATCTTTTGATATGATTCTGAAACCTTTTGTGCTTCAATCACATCTTCATCTAATGCTGAACGATTAGCTTGTGAAGCCGTCCAAACAGGTATTTGAAACTCACCAGCCAATCCTCTCAAGTCTTCATAGATGTTTCCAAGTGCGTGTCTGACTTCTCTTGAACCACCAACATCTTTTAATATATCAGCGTAGTCTACAACCACCATATCTACTTGTGTTCCCAATGTTGTGATTCTTTTCAAATGAGCTGATAAGGTATTCACACTAGCAGACTTGGTTGGATAATATTTAATAACCAAATCACCTTTTAATTTATCCATTTCTGAAATCACATCATCTTTGTGATACTTTAAGTTTTGATTAGCAATACCAGTAAAGATACTATCATATCTTAAACCTACATAAGATTCATTTAACTCTAATGAATAATGAACAATATGTTTTCCTCTCTTCATCGCGTTAGCACCAATAGCAGCCAACACCCAAGTCTTACCAACACCAGCAGGTGCCACAATAACACCGAGTTCACCACCACCCAATCCACCTTGAGTCAAATCATCAATTACTTCCCAACCAGTTTCAACCGTCTCTCTCGCTGTCTCCGAATATCTGTCTTCAATGTGTTGAATGTATTCGTGTCCAATGTTTCTTTCTGTTCCTGCATTTAAAGCGTCATCTACTAATCTTTTGATTTGTTCAAAGTCACCTTTGGATTCCATAATTTCAACTGATTGAACAATAGCACTTTTTAATGTTTGGTTTTTGAAAAAGTCTAATGCTTTGTCTTGTATAAAATCTAAATCAGGTGATTCCAAGTGTCTAAACACTTCTTTTAAGTTTTCTACAATCGCAACTTTTAACACATCATTTTCTACTTCTTGTGTTTTAACTTTAAACACATCAAGTGTGATACACTTTCTGTATTCATCATAATATTTTTTACATTCCTTTACAACCCATTTCAAACTATCACTATCATAATGTTTCTCATCTAATATATCGTGTATTTGTTCAAGAAATGTTTGATTCTTCATCAAACTAGCGATTGATTTTATTTGAAATGTATGTCCAAAATCTGTTAATTTATTTGTCATTCGTGTTCCTTTAATTGTTTTCCTAAATCTAGGTAATCAAAGTTAAAAGAGATACTTATTCTATCTTCATCAGTTTCATTTTTACCAACTCTATGACCAAGTTCACCTGTCCACAGATACAACACACCCTCTTCAGGTTTAATTTCAATCTCATCATATATATTTCTAAACTGATTAAAGGGTGGTGTCAAAGAAGTTCCTCTATCTATAAAATATAAGTTACCACTATTTTTTGGGACTTTAACATAATAACAACCTGAATAATGACTTCCACCATGTGCATGAGGGCCATTATAATTATCTTTGTTGTTTACATTAGCCCAAATAGTAGATACTTTAACATGTTTTTTATTCTTTAAAATTTTTTCAGAATAAAAATTAGAAACTATTTTTGATATATCTTGTAATTCAGTTGCAGACTGTTGATAAACAAAAAAATCTTGACTATGCCACCCACCTTTATTACTTCTATGAATACCTCTTTTATTTTTATTTTTTAAATCATATATTTCAGAAGTTAATTTTTTATTTAAAACCTCATAGTTTAAAACTTTTAACTTATAAATGCGGTGTGGAAAAATTTTATCCATTCAATCCCCTAAATCTATCCAATCTAACAAACTCCATAATCCAATCATCAAAGTTCTTTATATTAGATTGTAACTTGTCCTTTATAAACATTGTTTGAAATCTATACTTAACCAATTGTGGAACTTTACCATTCACCGCTCCTTGAATCTTCATCTTCGTATGATTCGGTATATCCACTTTGTTTAATTGCATTAGTAAGTAATTTCGTTTTATAATATTACTACTTTTTTTTATATTTTCCAAGAGTTTTATTTTAGAATCTGAATTATTTACAAAATTTAATAAATCCATAGCAGTAAAATCTTCATCCTCTGTAATTGGTGGAATGTATTTTATCAAAGATTTTAAACCAGCTCCCATCACTCCATTGATGTTGTCTGATTTATCCCCATCCAAGATTCTATACGTCAACATATTTCTTGATGGTATTCCAAACTCTTCCAATACTGCTTGTTTATTATATAGTTTTTTCTTTGTAGGACTCCATACTTTCACCCTATCATCTATTAATTGTAAAAAGTCTTTATCTGTTGACATCAATATACAATCACTTTTTGGTAACAATTGTTGTGATATGTAAGCCATCGTGTCGTCTGCTTCAATTCCATCAACTGAAACTAATGTTAAAGGTAATTGTTCTAAATACTCAACCAATCTACCCATTTGTTGTCTCATTGATTGTTGTTCATCGGCCGGAGCAGTTCCCCAATCCACATTACGATTTAATCTTCGTTTAACTTTTCTATTTTCCTTATACTCTGGAAAAATTTTTCTTCTTCTTTTACTTCCACCTTTTCCGTCAAACACAATAATACATCTTGATGGTTTCAATATATCACAAGTATATCTTACAGACCTCATAAAACCAACCATACCACCAATATGTAATCCATCCTCATTTAACGCAGGATTAACTGCGAATGACCTGATAAATGTATTCAGGCCATCCACAATCAATACTCTGTCGTTTAGATGATTTACAGCTTTGTGTGTATCATCTTTGGTTTGTTCTAAAAAAGATATGTATTTTTCATTCAAGTCTTTTTTAGAGCTCATCCACTACCTCATCGGTTTCTTCCACATCATCAATACCAAGTTCTTTAGAATCATATTTCAGAATACAAGCCTCACAGATTTGTTTATAACAAAAATCTTTTAACTCTGAATTAGTTAACATTAACTCTTCAAAGTCTTTAGATTGAAATTTGTATTCTTTAATTAATTCACCAGTTTCAGTATCTACATGTTGTAACGTATACCAAGCACCACCAACTTTACATATTTTGTGCTCTTTCATTACTGTTAACCAACTATCAAAGTCAGCAATACCTGTATCAAAGTATAAAGGGAAGTCTGCAGTTCTCATTGGAGGACCAAGACGATTCTTAATCACTTGACCTTTTATTTTAATACCAATGGTATTTTTACTACCATCTTTGATTTGTCCCATATTCTTGAATCGAACACGAGTTGATGAATGAAATGGAAGAGCCTTACCACCACTTGTAGTCCAAGGATCTCCAAACATTACACCTAACTTTTGTCTCAACTGATTTGTGAAAACCAACGCGACTTTTTGTCTAGCTATCATCTGAGTTACTTTTCTCATAGCTTTTGATATAATGATTGCTTTAGCCGTAGCCCAACCATCTTTATCAAAGTCAGCATCCATTTCTACTTTTGTAGAAGCAGCTGCTAATGAGTCAACAAGTATTGTTACTAACTTGTCTTTATTTGATTCTCTGATTTTAGTGACAATTGTTTCAATAGTATCAAATATCTCTTCAACAGTTTCCAAGTGAACATATAACATTTTACTTGTATCCACGCCAATAGCTCTCAAAAACTCTTGAGATACTGCTGATTCGGTATCTATGTAAACTGCTATACCATCTTTCTTTTGTGTTGAAGCTAACAAATGAGAACCTATGAGAGATTTACCACTACCTTCTAAACCATTTAGTTCGGTGATTTTACCTACAGCAACTCCACCATTTGGTCTGTTAGCAATTGCTAAATCCAACATTGTCGAACCAGTCGAAATGAAATCCGTCACATCAGTTGGATTCTCACCCTCTTCAAGAAAATAAGCAACCTGTTGATGTTTGAATTGTTTATTCAGTTCATCGGCAATTATCCCAGCCAATTCATCTTTTTCTGACATATCGTTCTCCTATTGGGTTTATTAACTATTGAATAATTCGTCAAATGCATCAGATACATCAGCTGTCTGTTTGGTTTCAGTTTTTTGTGAAACTTTTTCAGGTGTGGCTGTTGTTTCTATTGTTGTCTCAGAATCATCAGATGGGTTTAGATAGTTTTGTAAAACTTCTTTCAACTCATCATAAGTTGGTTCATTGTAAAGTTCAACTAAATCAGATTGATTATCCATAATGCTTGTAAGTAATGTAGCATCATCAGTAATTGTTGTCTGATTAGGTTTAACCCTTACAGTTGTTTTACCATATTGGTTACCAGCTTCAGCAGGTGTTTGTCTATCTATACCAATATCTCTACCATTAGTAGCATCTGTGATGTCACCATAATCAGGGTCAGCAATTACACCAAGTAATTCTTGATATACAGTTTTACCGAATCCCCAAAATTTAACACCTT